ATGTTTCTCGATTCGGTACCTTCTCTCATGGTCGTACCTTGACCCGCAACACCGATAAGATCTTCATGTAGATTACGACCGAACGGTCCCCAAATAGAGTTGTGGTGTTTGATTCTTGTTTGTCTTTCTTCAGGTGTATCTTTTCTAAGTCCATAACCACGGAACTCGATCAATACTTTATTTGGTCCAAGTGGTGTTACTGAATCTGACCTATAGGCGCTACCACGAAGGTTGAAGTTAAATCCAGGGAATAGATCAACCATATACCATTGATTTGGCGGGAGATTAGGAAAACTAAGATCTCCTCTATCTTCAAATCCATCATACTCTTCGTAATTGACTGTAAAAGAGCTAACATTAACATGCCCATTTTCAAAAGGAATGTTTTTTCTAGCGAAATACTCATCATTAAACCCTGATACACGATTAAAATAGTGCATAAAGTCGTGATAGAATTCAGAATTAGTGTCATGCCACAATTTGTAATTAGTGTCAATTACAGCTTTATGATAATGAAAAACTTCCATTTCTTCTGTGTCGATGGCATCAGCAATACAATCAAATGCTCCTGCTGTCCACTCGTCTACACTACAGTCTGGGCTAGGATCTAGTGTTACCCAGACCATACCACCATGGTAAACTTCACAGTATAGCTCTTTACCAGCGACTTCGTTACTAGCCATGTTGCCTGCTACACTCGTAATATTATCTCCGAGGTATGCTTTTACACCATTGCCTGTGTTCCACGCAACTACACGTTGTCCTGCAATTTGTGTTGTACGGAAGTCACCTTGGTTGTACATCTCTGAGATGTGACACATAGGAACCCAAACCTTTGAAAAGATTTCTTCTTGTTCACGTAAGTAGATTTCATGGTTATTATAACATTCACTACTAATGTACTCTACCTTTGGTTTTTTAGTCCAGTTACTATGATTACGTGGTGGCATTTAATTAGCCTTTCCTATATTTTTGACTCTTTGGAGGCGACTTTTTAGATCCTGAAGGTCCGGCCCAATAGACTTTATTAGCCCAGTAAGCTGCTGACATTTTTCCTTTGGCGATGTTGCGACCGTGCCTTGCTTTAAATGATCTACGTGCCTCTGGAGAATAGTTGTGGCCCATAGAAGAGTCTCCAAAGTGTATAAGTCGCACTTTGTCACCGTCTTTGGCGAGTACCATGCCCTTCTTGCCTTCTCTGTTTGATCGTCTTGGTTTATTGAATCCATCAAATTTTGTTCCTCTGTAATCAATTTTACCGCTAGGTAATCTCTTCACTCCTGGGTATTTTGCCATCGTATCTATCCTTAATATCGTTTACAATCTGCCACTGCCTGTGGGTAAGTTGCGGGTATCTGCTTTGAGCTAGCATACACCCAAGTATAAAATCTTTTTCAGCATCCGTCAAAGCGTGTTTATCGAAAAAATCCTTTAAAGGCTTTCTTATTCTTCTTGTTTTAGAAGTCAATATCTTTACCTTTATTTTCCCAAGTTTTATAACGAGTAGGTTCAGGACCTTTAGGACCGTTTTCCTCAAAGGGGTGCGGCTCTGATATAACAGAATCACTAGGGATATCATAAATAAAAGGGTCAAGTTCCATCAATTGTTTTTTCTTTTTTTGAAATTCTCGCTCGAACTTCCAATCCTCATACTTATTAAGTAGCCAACTTATCATATTGTAGTCTCCTATTTTTTAATAGTGGTAAAAAGGGTACAGCATCTTGTTCAAAAATAATAGGATCTGCACCATCAATAGTCATAACAATTGCTATGTTTCTTATTCCTGTTCCATACATTTCATTATGTGCTACAGCGTAAGCACAACCTTGAATATAGTAATCTGTAATTTGTTTAGTAGACTTTTTCTTTTTAGATGTTTTAAAGTCAATAATAGTAGGTTTGCCTTTCCAAATGCCTACCATATCACAACGACCAGCATAGCAATACTTATTAGACCAGAGTACTTGTTCTTGTCCCCAAATCTCTTCAATACCTCGTTCAGTTGCTCTAATTAAGTCACGACTCATCTGTCTGACGTCTAATCTCTCTTGACTTAATTCTTGCCATACGTCTTCCCCGTTGAAATGCTTTTCTGCATATTCGTGAACTAAAGTGCCTCGATCTGTAGCTTCTTTGGAAACTCGACGAGCTTCTTCCTCTCCTACTCTCTCTATCCATTTTTGCAACCAAGTGTTATCTGAAGTTTTTCCAAGTATAGTAGTGATTGACGGATAAGATCCGTCAGGTGTATGATAAGTACGTCCTGTAGGTAAAGTATCGGTATCTACCTCAGTCGTGTAATCGTACTTCCCTTTTAAAATCGTCCACGGTGTTGACAATAGGTTTTCCTTTCGCATTTAAGCTAGTATTAATTAAAATGGGATACCCATATTGTCTAGTTTTTTCTAATACTTTCCAAAGATACGCATTAGAAGAGCCAGTAACAGTTTGAAGACGGGCAGTATTATCATGAGTTTTAAAATTACCTTCAAGTATGTCAGCAACAAACAACATTTCTTTAGAATGTTGATAAACTTTAAAATACTTATCAGCTTCTTCAATCTGACAAACAGGCGCATAAGGTCTCCAAGAATCAGTATCTCTCATTTTTATACGATTTAATTTTTTAATGTTATCATCAGTAGGAGCACATAGCAAAGATCTATTTCCAAGAGCCCGTGGCCCAAACTCTGCACGTCCTTGTATAACAGGAACAATTTCACCTTTGATAATTCGATCAGCACACTCATCTGCAAATATATTGATAGCGGAAGAAGAAACACCTAGATAAGCATTTTCCCAAAGAGGTCGAGTAATAAGGGCAGCAGCTCCTAGAGCGCAACCTGCATCACCTGCGGCAGGTTGAATAGCGATATTATTGAATCCTGAGTGTTTTAATAGATAAGTATTAGCAACACAGTTTAAGGCAACACCACCAGCATAAGCTAAATTAGTAAATCCTGTTTCTTTTTGAAGCCATGTAGCAAGAGATAGTAGTATGTTTTGCGTAACTTGTTGTACAGAAGCTGCAATATCCCAATCTAATGTACCTGTACCTACTCCGCGTTCTAGATTATGTAAAAAAGTGTAATCACCGTCTGCGTTGTAGTCTACAACTTTTTGATTAATCCAAGAAGCCCATTTAGGTTTTCCATGAGCAGCAGCACTCATCACTTTGCATTCGTCGCTTAAAGGTTCAAATCCCAACAAACGAGTAGCACTAGAATAAAATAAACCAATAGAGTTTGGATAACGAAATCTTTTGATCCATTCGATTTGACCATTTTTATAAACTCCTAATGAAGTTGAATAACGGTTGCCTACTGTATCTACAACCATAATAGCACACTCTGTCCAATCAGTAGTTAAAATAGAACTCATAGCATGAGCTTCGTGATGATCTACTAATACAGGGCGTGCTGATGTAAATTTTTTAATATCTGATTTAAATTGATTATATGTAGTTTCTTCATAAAAAGCCGCAAATTCCCAGTCATCATATTGATCTCTTAACCAACGAATAGTATTTTCTGGAAAAGATTTATCAAACTTTTTACGGGTAAATCGCTCTTCGTGAGAAGCACCTTGAATAAGTCCATTATCTAAAGATGCGGCTGCGCTATCGTGATGATAAGAGCTCACTCCTAAAATCTTCATTAAAATACCTTTTAGCTAGAGTTATATATTCTGACGAATTAATAGTATTATACTTCATTACTGAAACAAAGTCAACAAAAGTCCATCGGTCGTTGTCAACGGTGGGTTGTATTCTATGAGCCATAAAACAAGGAAAAGTAATTGTCTTTCCTGGTTTGGGGTAGACTGTAGCTATTATTGATTTTGGTGTTGGATAGTCAAAATCTTCGTTTAAGTCGCCTTGTGAATTAAAGTTGCCTAACTCTAAGGGTTTGCCCTCTGTTAAATAAATAATCTGTGTCCAATAACGATTTGGACGAGGATTTTCTAAATATCTATTCGTAAAAGAAAAAGAATCTGAGTGCCAACCATAAGTATCACCTGCTGATAGTAGTATCGCAGTTTTATTATTGATTCTACAGATTCTTCGTTTTTGGTGATTATCATCGTAAAAAGAGTTAGCCTCTATGTGTTTCAATAGAGGCTTTACTGATTTTTTTACAAGATCATTGGTATTTACAAAAATACAATCTTTCCAATCAGGATGAATAAAATCAACCATTTTTACCTATATAATCATCAATAAATCGTGCTAATTTTTTGTGCGCTTTTCTATTCGGATGAACACCGTCAGGATAAAAGTAATCAGGATGCTTCTTCCAAAAATCGATCTTACGTTTAGAACTATTGAAAAGAAGTTCAGATCCTATTTTATCATCGTCTGCCATATCAGCAATATATTTGATATCCCCAAAATATTCAGTATCTTTCCAATTTGGATAGAGAAATTCAGTAATACTAGGAATTTTCAAGAAGCAATCAAAACTAGATCTTATCTTCTCTATGCCCCCTAGTAAAATAAGTTTATGTCCAATCTCTGTGAAGTGTCTATAAAAATTATCATTCATCCAACAAATTTTTGTTAGTATATTTTTTTCTTTATAAAACATAGGATGTTTTTCTTCTTTAAGATAGCCAAAGCTACGAGTAGCACAGGTTTTGACATAAACTATGTAATCAAAGTCATCTAAATCGTGTCTATCATGTAAGTGAGTTATGGCTACAGCATCACCATGACCAGGAAAAGGGTTATGAACTACTTCATACTTTTCTGTTTCGCCTAGATAGTTGGAGAGAGAATACTGAACTGCGTGAAGGTTTATATCATCTCCTTTAGAAGTATCCCACTCTCCAGCGCTCCATGAATCGCCTGTGACGTAGATTTTCTTACGAACAGATATCAACCCACTCCTTGATTTCATCCCACTTTTGTTCTTCTTCATCAAGGCTTTGCTTACGAATGATAGTAGCTACTTTAGTGATTGTAGCAACAGGGATTGAGTATTCAGTTTTAATATCTTTCTTAAGTTCAGCAATTGATTCACGAATTGAATCAGCTTGAACCATCAAATCAACAATGCGGCTGATTTCTTTTTTTACTTCAGATTTAAGTGCGTATTCCATATTTTCCTCTAGGTTGTTGTGTTGGAAGAATAAACCTTAAAAGATTCTCTCATCTTCTCTGGTTTACGGCGAATGAATCGTTGTTCTTGAAGATTAAACATAGCTTCGTTAAACATTTTCATGGATAAGTCTGTAGAGTCAGAAGTGCTTTTGATAAGTAATTTTTGATGAATTAAGTTGAGTGCAGTAACAAGATTAGCAGAACCAATCTCTCTTGAGCCTATAAAGTCACCCTCTCTTCGTGGGTTAACAAGTTCATAAGAATCATTATACCAGATGTCTCCCGAATCGTCATCGAAAACTTCTACAGGCATTCCTGATAGAATCTTCCAAACTAAATCATTAGCATCTTGCTGTTTCATGTACTTATCCTACCGGCTGCGCAACTACGTTGCTAGGTTAGCCAATCATCACGATATGGTTCCACATAGAACCACGCTAGAGCTGTAGACACACGCTTCGCGTGAACATTTTTAGGCTGGCTTATAGCGTTAACAAACTCACGTTTGAAGCGTAGCCAAGGATTTTTTTCAGTCTTGACAGGCTTCATCACAGCTATATCACGTTGGTTCCAATGGTCACAACGCTTCGCATAAGCTGGCTGAACATTAAGAGACCTAGTAGTTTCATCCAACTTCTGTTGGAGCATGTTATACAGCTCTTGAAAAGCTTCGCTTTTCTCTGTTTCACTCATGTCAGCAACGCAAATGCGACGTGCGTTCCGTACTAGATCACGATATGCATTACGCGATGTCAGTTTAAAAAACATTTTATTACCTCTTATTAATAGCAAAGTTTATGCCGAATGGCAAGATTAAAATTTTAACAGTTCGGATAAATCGTCGAGCGAAGCCTCATTATACGAATCTGAAAGGAGTGGGATCTGTTGAGGAGCGTGAGAAATGTTCCCCTGTCTCCAAAACGACTTTGAGTCATACCAAATGTATTTGTTATAAGAGCGCCAAAGTGCGTTAATCTTATTCGCTGCTTTATCATACTCTTCAAAGAACGGGTCTTGAATAGAAATGCGATTTCTAGCCTCTTCCATCCATTTTACCGCACACCAAGGAGACCAACGTGCCGCATTTTCCGCTTCACGAAGAGTTCTACGAATAGACCAGTCAGAGTATCCGCCTGTATTGAATAAAGGTTTTGCTTTAGCCATTAGCTACTTTTTCCTGTAAATGATTAAAATGATCGACAATATCAACAATAAAACGAGCAGCAAAGAAATCTCCATGAGAGATCTTAAGTTCTTCGTATTCGTTCATTGTATCGGGAGAGTGTTGTGAGAGGACTGCTTTTGCCTCTGAAAGCGATGGACGTTTATGCATTCGTCATTCCTTATTAAGTTATAATATATAATACTGAAAAAATCAGCTTTTAGCAAGTGAAACGTGTTTTTCTCTTTCTAGATATCGTAGAATAAAAGCACGAATTGCGTTTGGTTTTGGGGTGAAATTAAAATAGTCTACAATTTCATTATATTCTTGTAAAAAAATTATATAGTCATCACTAAACAACTTAGCGATATCAATATTAAAAACATTGTCTTTATTAATCGGTAATACAGTTTGTGGAAGTTTTTTATCTTTAAAAGGTCTAGTAAAAGGTTTAGATGAGTATAAAAAGACATTACGTTTTTTTATACTGATAATAGCCTCTTCGTCTGGATGTTGTGAAAAGAAAACAAGTTTATCTTTATGTGTTTTAGCAGCTTGCATGAACTTCTTAATAGTGTTTTGATCTAAATGATGAAGACCAAACCCTGTATGAGCCCAAGCGTGAGATTCTGATTCTCCTAATCTTTTAATATTATCATCACTGCCTAAGTAAGACAAATGGGTTTCGGGAAAATCAAGAGGATAGACATTTGAAGGATCGGGAGAAGAACACCAGGTTTTTTCCCAAGCACACTCTGAATGAGCTGATAAAATTCTTTGTACAGCATTACCTCTAAACATAAATTCATACCAAATTGGGATAAAGTTATCAGGTAAAGCTTTTAGTACATCAATTCTGGAGTACATATACACACCTTAATATATTACTTGACTTGTTTATAGATTATAGTAAAATAGAGACATGTATGCAACTGAAAAGTATGTTCGCATGGAAGCGAAAGAGATGCAAAGTATGATTCGTGAAGTCGCCAATGATTTAGGTGGCGATATCAACTACTTGCACTCAGAAATTACAGATCTAAGAAATCTGGTCAAACAACTTGTCTCAGAAATAGAAGAAATGAAAGAAGGTAATGATGCCGAACTATAAAGTAGTGTTGTTTTCTGACTTAGTACATCTACAATACATGACAGAACAGAAACAAGCAATTAATGATTCTCTTCCAGACCTACCTGTAGAAGTAGTTGATTATACAGATTCTCGTCTTGCCAAATTTTCCGATAAAAACAGGGTTCCTTGTATAATGATATTTAAAGACGAAGCACGTATGCAAACAAGACACTCAAAACTTAGTCATTCTGAAGTTGTAAATTGGATAGCCGCTCGTGTTACCTAATGCCTAAAGCCATATCTTTTATCCCTCATAAAAAAAGAATAGAACGTCATCGAATAGAGTATCTTCGTGCTATTTCAGACAGCATGGAAGACCCTTACCAAACTGAAGATGGTAGAGAAATGCGAGGAGTACAACTTGCACTAGCTAATAAATGTACTGAACTAAGCAGTGTTGCTCACTGGCAATTTACAGACTGTTGTACAGATGCTCTTCAAATTTCAATTGCTGCGCTTACAAAACCTAATGACATTGTAATAGTCCCATCTTATGGTTGGCGAGCATTTGCTAATGCAGTTGTATTTATGAATCGGCGTATTCGTTTCTGTGATATAGATGAAACAGGTAATATAGATTTAAATCAACTTGAAACAATGATTAGAACAACACAAGCTGCTGCTGTAATAATTGTTCATAACTTTGGGACAGTTGCGCGAGTTGATCAGGTAGTAGATATCTGTGAAACTTATGGAACTCATATCATTGAAGACGCAGCTCCTGCATTTTACATGGGAGAGCCATACTCATATATTCCTGGTTCTATGAGTTCTACCGCATGTTTTTCTTTTGATTTTACAAAGTACCCAGGTACACTCGGCTCTGGAGGAGCTATCTGTACTAATTCAGATGAAATTACTAAACGAATCTATGAAATTTCAGCACATGGGAGAGGTAGAGACAAAGCAATACATTGTGTAGGTACAAAATCATATATGGACATGACATCCTGTGCTGTACTCTTAAAAGAGATTGAATTATTTGAGCAAAATCAGTACAGAGAGCGTCGAAGACAGATTGCTACTTGGTATAAAGATAATCTTCCCTATGGAAATATACCCGGAGAAAATTATGTTTGGGAGAGATATACAATGAGCGTACCTTCCTTTGAAGTTGATGAGGTTTTAAAAAAACTTAACTCTGTAAAGTGTCTTGCACGAACATTCTTTAAAGAACCTCTTCATTTGCTACCGTGGCTTAATCCTGAAAAAGATGATTGTCCAAAAACTGTAGAGTTCTGTGCTTCTACTATTCACCTGCCTTCTCATCATTATTTAATGGATGAGGAACTTGAAAAAATTGCTGATGCGTTATCCTGAGACCGTAGATGTTTTAAATATTATTACTAGCCTAAGATGTAATTTAGGTTGTGAAAGCTGTAACTCATACTCAAATCTTAAGATAAAAGGAACTGATTTACTAGAAGAGAACTTAATTGAAGATGTAAAGTATTGGAAACAGTATGTTAACCCTACAAGGCTACAAATATTAGGAGGAGAACCTCTCCTAATAAAAAATTTAGATAAAATTATAAAACATTGTAGAGAAGCATTTCCTAACACAGATTTAAGACTGTTTACAAATGGATTATTACTTAAAAAACATAAATACTTACTTGAAACTCTTAAAGAAACTAACTGTATTTTAGTAATCAGCGTTCATTCAGTTGAAAAAAGGTATAAAGATTTACTAACTTCTGCAATACTTGATTTTTTAGATAATGGAAGTATATCAAACACAGAAAAATCAATAGTATCTTTTGCTAAAGTTTACGAGACACAAGGAGTAAAAATAGAACTTAGGAATATGGTTGAAAACTGGAATAGGCTTTACACAGAAAATTTCCAACCATATAATTCTGATCCAGTAGAAGCGCATAAAGCATGTAGATGGGATCATTGTACTCAATTATACAAGGGTAAATTATTTAAATGCCCACAAGCCGCTTTTCTATCAGATTTTATACAAACGCTTGACGATCCTAAAGAATGGTTATCTTATAAAAATAACTATATTGAGCTGAATAAAGAGGCTACAGAAGAAGAACGTTCTATTTGGTTTGATACATATAGAAAACCAGAAGATATATGTGGAATGTGTTCTTCTAGTCCTGAAAACATTAAAAATAAAAATATATGGAAAAATACTAAAATAAAGGAAAATCTATGAAAATACTGATAACTGGTGGTTTCGGTTTTATAGGTTCAAATTTAGTAGCAGCTCTTGGAAAAGAACATGAAATAGATATATTAGATGGATTTACTCAAGATTACGTTGGACATAAGTATATTCATAGAGGATCAAAAGGCTTACAAGAAACAAACGATATAGAGAAAAAACATAGAAATTTAAATTTAAAATATAGACTTTCTTTAATCAAAGGTTGTTTTAATAAAATTATTAACAACCACTCTTTTCAATCACATATTCCTTTAGAAAACTATGATTTAATCATAAATTGCGGAGCGTTAAGCGAAGCAATTTTATCTCAACATTTTCCAGACTTTACTCATGACTCTATTGTAACTGGATTAACTAGAATTAAACAGCGTTTTCCTCATACGCCTTGTCTACATATAAGTAGTAGCATGGTTTATGGCACTTGGGAAGAAGTAATCGACGAGCAGTACTCTTTAGGATCTGAGAACCCTTATGGTCTCAGTAAAATAAAAGCAGAAACTCTCTGCGGAAAAGAAGATATTATTTTGCGACCCATACATGTATATGGTATGGGAGATGGTAAATTTTCAATCTGGATGAATATAGAGCGACAGATTGCAATCAATAAACCTGTACTAGTAGAGGCTGCTGCTTGTATTTATATCGACGACTTTGTTAATACAGTAAAAAATATTGTAGACAAATGGATTCCTGGAACCTATAATATAGCATACAATTTTGTAAGAACAGAAAACGCGCTAAAAACGGTCTATCCAAAAGAGTTTGAGACTCAACTTAAACTAGGACCAACAGGAAAACCACGTGGTACACTTAGTTGTGATAAGTTACTAAACACGTTTGGAGTTAATTTTGAGTACTCAAACTATGAGGAAACAGTCAGAGACTATTACGGTAAATATGAAAATTTTTGTAAAAAATAATGACGTAAATAAAGCTTTACGTATTCTAAAAAAGAAGCTCCTAGCAGAAGGAGTAATGAAAGAAGCGCGTGAAAATGCTTTCTTTAGGTCTAAAGGTGAGAAGAAACGTTTGGCCGAGAAAGCAGGTAAAAAACGTTGGGAAAAGAAACGATTGCAGCTTGAGCAAAAATTTATACGCGAAGAGCGTAATATGATTAGAAATAGCAGAAAAAAGAAGCATGTTCAAAGACCTAACAAAAATTCAAATCAATCCAGAAACTCAACACGTTCATCTCGCACTCAGAATATCAGATAATCATGTTCATAATTTAGTGTTTGAGTTGCATTGTTTTATTTTATTGATGCAACCTGACGTAAAATGGACAGGATCAATAAATAGTAAAAAGTGGACTATCCAAAAACTTCCTACAAAAATTAAACTATATTCAGAAAACTATGAATTTCACTATAGATTTACATTAGAACAGTGGGAAACAATCCGTAAACAGTTTGCAGGCGCTTTACGTAAAAACAGTCTTGCATAGTGCTCATTATATGTAATATAATCTTACCATAACTAATGGAGAGATTAATGAAAGCATACAAAGGTACTTTTAAGAAAAAGAATGGTGAATTTAGACAGATGACTTTTGCTAAATTAGCAGATTTACCAGAACAGTTTTTAGAAACTCGTGTTATTGGTGCGGGATCAGAACAAAACTATCCAGAAGGTATGGAACTGGTTTGGGATTTAGAGGCTGATAATTTTCGAATTTTTAATTGGAAATCTGCTGATGACAGCCCAAGGGAATTTGATATAGATGAAACTCTATTTAGGTAAGTATTACATTGCAGTATATTATTGAAATACACAATTCAGAAAATGATGATGTTGGAGTTCTTATGCACGATGAAGACGGAGTGCAAGTAGTTACTAAACTTGAATCTTGGTCAAAAGCAAAAGCTAAGGCAGGTATTCTAAGTCAACAATTACAACCTAACCTATCAACAAAAATTGTTTCTTTTGAGGAGACAACTAATGAAGTGGATTGTTAGTTTAATTAAAAAAGTATTTTCCCAAGAAAGAGCTCCTAAGTATCTTTCTGGTAAAAAATAGTGCTTCGTTTGAGGAGTAGTAGAATAGACGGACTGGACCGGGGGGCAGTACCCCGCATCTCCACCAATTTGTAGGCGACTACAGTTTCAGAGGGGATGAAATAGGATCGACAGACGTAGTAAAAACAATGCCGAGAAGCAGGTGCGCAAGCGACCTTGACCGCAAGAAAACAAACAATTGCAAATGATAATTTCGCAATCGAGGATTACCGCCTAGCGGCATAATCTCATGGGGCGGCCACTGCCTAGCAACAGAAAGTGGCATTTTTTAGAGGAAATTATGAAAGTAGGATTTACTTGTTCAACCTTTGATTTGTTACACGCAGGTCATATCTCAATGCTTAGAGAAGCAAAACAACACTGTGATTATCTAATCTGCGGATTACAAACAGACCCTAGTGTTGATCGTCCAGAAAAAAACCGTCCCATTCAAACAATTGTAGAAAGATATGTACAACTAAACGCAGTTGGGTATGTAGACGAGATTATTCCATATGCAACAGAGGAGGATTTAAAAGACATCTTGTCTATGTTGCAAATTGATGTTAGAATCTTAGGTGAAGAGTATAGAGATAAAGAGTTTACAGGCAAGGATATTTGCCGAAAAAGAGATATTCAATTATTCTTCAATAAACGAGAACATCGTTTTAGTTCATCAGATTTACGTAAAAGAGTTTACGAAAACAGCTAACGAGAGTTAAATGTATACCTTTAACACTACCCCACGTCTAGTAATCGGTACAAGCAAATTACAACACTTAGGCGCACTTCTCTCAGACCTTAGAATTAAGAACCCACTTATAGTCACAGGTCCAAACCTCTCAAAAACCAAAGTAATAAAAGAAGCACAGAAATGGGCAGATACTGCTAACGTATTTTGTGACTTAGTTCAAGACCCGACTACTGATAATGTATTAAATTGTGTTGCGTACGGGCTTAATAAACAAGTTGACGGCGTAATCGGTATTGGGGGAGGGTCTTCTTTAGATGTAGCAAAAGTAGCTTCTGTTTTACTAAAACAAGAAACTGACCTAGATGATATGTGGGGTGTTAATAACATCCATAGTTCTAGACTCCCTCTTA